GCCCTGGCGCAGCAGGTTGACGTTTGTAAGGATGTCTTCCTCTTTAGCTGTCATATACTTCATCTCAACTTGGCCGGATGATAGAGTATTTTCTTTAGGATAGATAAGCCCTTTAGAAGGTAGGTCGATAATTTCTGTTGGTACCGTAAACTTTTGTTCAGACATAAAACGTATTTATTTATAAATATAAGAATAATTAATTTTATAAAATAAAAAAAGCTCCTAGTAAAGCTCTTTATATCTTACACTATAACCTTTTAGCATAATCCCGTGCTTATCTTTTAATCTAAATTGTATTGTACTAGAATTCACATTTAGTATTTTACTTAATTGTAAAGCACTTCCTGCTTCTATTATCTGTCCTGATTCTGATTCATAAATTACAGATCCTTTACTAGCATTTGCAAATTGACCAATTTTACCAGTTTGTCTTTTTATAGCTAATTCTGAGTACTTTTTTCTAGTCTCTTCTGTAGGTTTCCAATTCTTTTTACCTCCAACTCCATTTTTATTACCTTGCATTTTAATACTCATAGCATTTTTAAAAGAATCTGTCTTATTTCTTTTCCAAAGTACCATAAGCAATTCTCTAGCTTCTACATATTCTTGTTCACTTATTTTTCTACCATTATTATAAGTCATTCTGTGAAATGCCCATAACATCTTTTGTCCATATATAGGATGTAATTTAAATGATTCTGCTAGATATCTATGAGCTTTATAGTGTTCTTCTGCTGTTAGTAATACAGTAGTGCTTTTTTTACCAAATGATGTTGGTATAATATGATGGCGTTCATAGTATACGCCTTGACCTTTTTTTCTGTTTTCTGCTATTGCTTTTTGTATAATAGCAAAGTAATTTTTGAGCATAAAAAAACCTCCCTTTATAATAAATATCAGGAGGTTTAGTAAATTGATAATTGAGTACTCAGTAATTTAATACACAATAATCCATAGTAATAGAGATAGTCAATTCTGTTGGATCAGATGTAGACCAGTCATAGTTTCCAAAAGTAGCTTCTTTAATTAGAGCTCCTTTTATAATCCACTCACTTACAATATCACCTACTGGACCTAAAATAGACAAGTTAAGATCTTTCTTATAAAAGTCAGAATAACCATCACGGCCAGTTACTGATTCATGGTGTAGACGTACCCACTCCATTACAGCTTGTTGGCCTGAAGGAGATACCGGGTTGTAAAGTGCTAGAGTCATATCTCTCCACTCAGCTTTACCTTTAATCTTACGGTAAACGTTGATATGATCGAGTTTAATCTCATTTAAAGTTACACCTGGCGCGTCTGCCTTCTTAATCATGTAAGAAGGAATACCATCAATGTACATTACAAATCTGTTTGATACTGTTGGTTCAAACGCCGTAAACATTATCTCGTTGGGGTCGAGGACAGGCATGTTATTATAATTTATTTTGTTTAATCAATTTTGTTATATATGACCTTGATTTATTTAAGTATTTTGCTAATTTAGCTTGTGATTCAAATTCTATTCCTTCGTAAACTATTTTTTTAGCAACAGACGTAGTCTTTCCTTTCCAATAACCACTTTTTTTATAAGCAGGATGTTTACTTCCCACTCTACCAAAACAAGGATTGTTCTCACCTTTCATTTTTTCGCTATGTTCAGGTCTTAATTTACCGTAGTTAGGATTTCCAGTACCAGTCATAGACTGTCTTATTATCTCTTTAGTCTTAACTGTGTGTCTATATCCAACTGTACCTTCACCTCCATCAGTCATGTTAACTAAAGTGCCAGCCTTTTTATCTCTTCTACCATATAGAGCTATAAACTCTACTTCTTTCTCACAGGCTTCTTCCCAACTCAAATCATCAAAAAGAACTTCTACGTCGTAACCTTTCTTTGATATATTTTTCCAAGCTCTTGTTCTACCTTTTGTTTCGTAAGCTCTGTCTTCAGACTCTCCTATTCCTATGTAAAACGGCTTGTTTTTATCTTGTCTTATATGTCTATATAATATTGGCAACCTACTTATAAATATTCGACAACGAATTTATTTATTTTCTACGTCTTTTTTCTTTGCTTCAAGAAAACTTGTATCAGTAGATCCAGCGCCAGTTTTTTTATCAAGAGATTTTCTAGCTTCAGGATCTTGTTTAATTTTATCAGCAATCATTTTTGCAATACCAGTAATTCCTCCAATACCTGCAAGAAAACCTGCGTTATCTTTTGCGAAATCTACTATTTGACCGATTGCATCCATTATTTCAGGACTAACAGCTTCTTCTACTGTATCTTTAGAAGCCATTTCCATTTCATTAATCTTCTTCTCAAGATGTTTTTTAGCTTTCATTAACTCTTCTAAAGAATGCGCTTTCTTTTTATCATCTTTCATCTCTTCTACTTTATGCATGCCGTCTTTAGGAGTTTTCATTTTCTTCTCCTTAACTACTTCCATGCCAGCGCCATAGTTATGACCTGATTTTTTAGCTTCATTCAATGTCAATTGCTTCTTTACACTCTCGTATAAGTTAGCAGGTACTTTAATTCTTAAAATTGTATTATCGTTCATCCTAAGTTTGTTTTATTTTATTGACCAAATGTTGTGCCAGTTGGAAGAATGTTGAAGTCAAGTTGTATGAATTCCGCAGTCTTTGTAGGCTGTAAGTATATTGTACCAACCAATTGGTTACGATCTACCACGTCTGGTGTGTTATTAGTTTCGTCCATGATTACTTGGAATGCATAAAGACCTTGTCTTTGTTGTACTGATTCTAAGTAAGGATTAACTTGATTTAAGAATTTGTTTCTTGTTACCTGAGTATTTGGTTCGAATACGATTGTTTCACCGATTTGACCAATATATGATTTAAGGGCAATCAACAATCTTCTTACATTTACACGATCAAGTGCAGATGGTTTTTGTTGAAGAGTCTTCTGACCATATATTACTGTACCAACTCCAGGGAAGGTAGCGATTGGGTTAACTTTACCTTGATAAAGCAAGTTCCTATCATTAACAGTTAATTTTCTTTCTGGTTGAAGTACTGTAGATAGAGCGCCTCTGTTAAGACCTGCAGGTGCAAACCATTCAGCAGCAACTTTATCATTGTATTCGTAAACTGCTGGTACTAATGTAGAAGCAGGAACAAAGTTTATTTTACCAGTCTCACGACTTCTAACCTGTACCCATGGCCAATAAGTTGCAGCATATGAATTATCGTATAAATTTGCTTGACCAAGAACTGCATTTATTTGTTGACCATAAGATGTCATATCTACAACTGCAATTGCATCTCCACGATTTTGAGCAAGATTTAAAATATTATTTATTGTAGTATTTGCGTTTTGGCTATTTAGTCCTGGTGCATATACTACATTTACATTATAAGAATCTTGATTTTGAAGAAGGTTAATTGCTACAGCATAATCTGCTGGGTGTATACCTTGAATATTAGTTGCCGGTGTAGTTACTATTGAATTTGCAGCAGGTATTGATTCAAACATATTTACTGCGGCTTTACCAATTGAACCAAATATAACTCCTGTTGCACTACCAAAAGCACCTTGAGCAGATCCAGATCCTAATTGAGGAAATGAAGATGTATATTGATTTTGAGGAGTTCCAGTTTGGTCAAAGTATCCAGGAGTAGGAAGGTCAACAGACTTAACTCTTACATAACGGCTCTTATTTTGATAAGATCCACTTGTCTGTAAGTAGTAGTCTCCAGTTGAATCTTGGCGGATTGTTTGAGTTTGATCACCAATTACATATGCAATATAATTATTTTGATTTGGATCTAATGAAAGATTATTCCAAGTTTCAAGAATAGTTTTACTATTATTGTAGTCATCACCACGGCGAATAATTAAACTAAACGCACCTGAACCAGAATCAACTCCGGTTACTTCAAAACGAACATTAGCAGAAGATCCTGATGGTAAAGATCCATCAACAGGAATTCCACCTGTGTTGTTCATTAAATTACCAACAGAAAGTGTTTCTAATACAAAAGAAACGATATTAGCTCCACCAGAATAAAAAACAGTAGTTGATCCAGAAATATAGTAATAAGAATTTCCTATAGATCCGGCTGTTTTAGAATTAAGGATCATATTAGGACTACTAAAGGATGCAGACGAGTTAGCTGTTGTACTAGCTAGAATAGAAGCAGATACTCCATTATAAACATCTTGAACACTAGATCCTGATAGCGTAAATTGTGCACCATTAATTATTAAGGGATATTGTGCTGCTACTGCACTTGTTAAATTCAATGAAGCGCTAGCTGTCGCAGTTGTGGTGCTTGTTTCTACGTTAGAAGTAGCAGGCCCATAAGATCCTGATGCTACTCTTGTAACAATAAGAGAATCTCCACCTTGTTCAAAATAGTTTAGTGCTGCAATAGATGTAAGATATTCAAAGTTACCACCACCAGAAACAAATGCAGCTCCGAAGGTTGCTTTGTATTCTGAATATGAAGTTACTAATGTTGGAATATTTACAGGTCCAATTACTGTAGGTCCTAAAAGAGCTGCTCCAGCAGTAATAGGTCCTTGTGTTATTTGAGATAGATCGTTTTCACTTAAGAAAACTCCTGGGCTAATAAGTGTTTCGGCCATTTATGTTAGTTTTTTCTAGTAATAAATATCAACCCTTTATTCAAAACACTTTATTGAAATTCTCCGGTTTCGATATTTATGTTGACGTTTCCGTATTTATCTTTTAGTTCTTCAAAAAGTAAACCTTCAGACTTTTTTAAATCTTTGATTTTTTCTTTTTGATCTTCCATCAACAATTCTAAAACTGTCTTTTGATACTGTAGCTCTCCTAATGCAGATGCAATTTCTAAAGAGTCTTTTCTAACTTGGTGTATCCTTTCTAATTCGTTTTCTGTAAGCTTTGTCATAACGTTCCTTTTTTTATAATAAATATATAATCTGTTGTGAGAAATAAAATAGCTCTCCAATTATAGAGAGCCTATTTTTTTATATTAAAAAACGAAGTCGATTTATTTAGTAGCTTTCTTTTTAGGAGCCGCTTTTTTTACTAACTTCTTTGCTTCTTTTAGCTCTTCTATTTGTTGTACACTAGCGATAGCTTTTGTTTTAACCGGAATAGTTTCTGACTTTGGTTGTGCATGATAGAATGGATCAAATGTTGGTTTTTTTGAGGATGTACCTTTACTAACTTCTTCTACTTTGCTTTTTCTAGAAGTGGCTATGAAGTATACAACAACACCTGCAACGACCAACAATAAAATAATCTGTAACATAAAATAGTTGTTTATTTATAAATATATGAAAATTGGAAAAAACTAATTCTTCTTTAAACCAAACTTTATATATCTATACCAGACTCTCTCATGGATATAATATTGAATAGGTTTATATATTAATTCAGCTATACCAAATGCAGCGCCTACTTTTACACTACCACTTACAAACCACATTATTACAAATCCTATTAATGTACTAACTATTCTATAGCTAATCGTCTTGGCTATATGTCTCTTTTTTTCTACATGCATAAACCTTCGTTTCTATTTAAATTAATTCCAATCGCTCTATCAACATCAGGATACTCAGGGTCTCTATCATTTATAACATATCTAGTGCCTCTACCTAGACCGAATATAATCTGATGGTATTTAACTCCTAAAAGATCTAATTCATTTTTAGTAAACAGTTCTAGATCTTCTGGTCTAGCTGTCGTAATTACAATGTGTGCACCTTTATCATATTCTTGATTAACCTTGTCTATTACACTTTGTATAGGTTCAGGTTTTGTTATATTAAGGTATGAAAACTTTCTATACTTGCAAACGGTTCCATCAATATCTACAAAGTAAGTAGGATTCTTTATCATAACTTACCTTCTAATTTCATTTGTTCACGTATTTTAGTAGCTGAAATGTCTGCTATTTCTTGAGGTGGAATATGTTCAACTATATCATACCCTACACCTCGACCAAAGTCTACAGAACATATATCTGGAATGATAATGATTTTAAGATTACCAGATTCAACTTCTTGTTTCATCTGTTCAGAAATATTTGTCATTATTTCATTAGGTGTAAAAGGATTTTTTTCATCTACTTCTACATCTCTAATAGCAATACAAACTCTACCTCCCTCATCTATAACTTGACGGAATAGTTGTTTATGCCCTTCATGTAAAGGCTGCCAACGCCCAATAAATAAAGACCACTGATTGTTTTTTCTAGCTAATGATGATTTGACGTGAACTTTTTTCTCCCACATAACTTATAATTTGATTAATTGATTCTTCTATTGTTAATTTAGATGTATTCAAATGTAAGACATTTTCTGAATCTGGTATTTCAAAGTCTTTAGTATGAAAGTTTTCTCGGCCTCTTTCTCCTTCATATGTAAGGTATACCCAAGCAACTTCTGAGGATAGTCCATCTAAATAAGTTCTAGCTTCTTCGTATGGATACATTAAAGACAACACTACTCCTTTGTCTGTTCTATTATTCAAGAAATGTGCAATATCACTGGCCCTATTAAGGTTTCTTATACGACCTTCTCTACTATAGTCTTTATTCTTGAATAGATCTCTTAAATCATCACCGTCTATATTAGATACGGATAACTTTTCTTTTAATATATTAGCTAAAGTAGATTTGCCACAATGAGGTTGGCCAAATAAAACTATAATCATGATTTATCTATTGCTTTATAAATGTCATTCATATCAAACATCTCAGACATATCGTTGTAAGGACACTCGTGTACTACTCCGTCAAAAGAATAATCAAAAAGATATGAGTCAACCATCTTAACATTACCTTTTGGTGGCTTTGCAACAACGTTTGTATGTAAGTCGTATCCGAAATTCTTTGGTGTTGTACCAATCCACAGTACAGTAGACTTTAGTTTAAATGCTGCTGCTGCATGCTGCAAACTTGAGTCAATTAATACTCTCTTCTCTGATGCGTTAAGTAAAGAGAATAATTCATGGTTGGACATTGGTTGATTAATAAATTCAATACCAGGTAACGCGTGTGCTTGATTTCTACCAATCTGTATGATATGGTACTTGCTTTGGTATTTGTTTACAATGTTTTGAACAAGACCCATCGGTAAGTCACGTGTCCAGGAATAGATGTTTTGCTGATCAAGAGGACCACCATTAGAATGTATAAGCATAATCGGGTTATCTCTTCTCCAACTATGCTGAAACTCCTTCTGAATCATATTGGGATAGAGAGCAGGTTGTTGATTCTCATACTTAATACTAAGTAAGTCACACCAATTCTCTATTAGATGCTTTTTCTTCATGATATGGTCTGACTGGAAATACGGTTCGTGTTTAAATACGATCGTGTCTTTATCCTTAATGTAATCGTCGTAGAAGTATGAAGTCATACCAATCCTATACACTCTATGAATGTCAGGATGATTAAGAAATACTTCAGGATAAGAAACTACTAATATAAGCTTCCTGTCTGAGTACTTTCTCTTAACATTGTTGATTAGCGAGGTTGCTGCTACATTCTTACCTAATCCACCTTCAATATGCCATACAACATATTTAGTGCTATTGTTTGATTTATCTTCCAAAACTGCAAATTTTTCTTCTTTTAATAATTCTGTTTCTGTCTTAAAACCTACATTCATTTTCAACTATATTTGATAGCCAAAGTCGTTAAAAAACCATTTATAGTTTTCTTCAATTATACTACATGCATTTGGTCCTAATACTTCACGGAAATCATTTTTAACAGGCTTTAATTCCCCTCTTATCATATGATCACCGAATACTCCGTACCACTTATCGTCTTCTTGAGTAACTTGTGGTATGTTTACAAAGTCGTGTTTAAAATAAGGCAACTCTAAATACTCGTAAATCCTTTTCATTTGAGATTCAGGATCTAGACATAGTTCTTCGAACTTAATAAATAGTATGTGCTGATGAATACCTTGTACAAGTACTTGATAGAGTCTGTCCATTGCAGGACCTATTGGTGGATTGTTAGACCATACTGATATTCTTTTATCCGTAGTTGTACCGGTTAGATTACCCCAATTAGCAATATGGTGGTCTGTTAAAGGATTGTCTCTATATTTTTTTTCTAGAGATGAGTAAATTGCTCTAATATCTCTAACCATGCAAATGATTTTAGGATTAGGATCGAAAGCATTAATAAAGTCATACTCTGAACTCCATCCCCTACATTTATCTATTACATAGGGTTTATCTGTAAGTGGTTCATAGAATCCGTAGATAGCTCCTTTTAGTAGAGACTTTATACCTTTCTCCATTGTAGTAGTGTCTTGGGCTTTAAACTCAAGACCGTCTGTGTAGATAGTACGGCATGCAGACAAGACTTCATACAGCCCCGAAGTTGGAGTTGTATGAAAGTCTGGATTTTGTCCTAGTATGTTTTGGATTAGTGTTGAACCGGCACGCGGCAACGAACTGTTGTAGAAAATCTTCTTTGGCATAACAAATTTTAAAACCTAAATTAATATACTGAAAAGTTCTTATTAAAAGAACATTCCGTTAACACTTCCTGAAACTACAGCAACTACTGTAGTACCTTGAGCTGCTGCAATCGCATATAGAATTACTGAGTCATCTTCACCCCATGTGGTGATAGTTGAACCAGAAAGAACTACATTATCAGCATAAACTGTTTTGAATTCAACTACACTACCGCTATCAAAAGTACAATTACCATATGATACTCTAAAGTTCACTTGATTAGCACCAAGTGGGTATTGATTGGCAACAGCAGTCATATAAGATCCAGTAGTAAATTCTGATGACGGATTAAAAAGTGCATCTTGAGTTGCAATACTGATTACAGGATTAATTTGTCCAAATATCATAGCCTATAAATTTTTATTTTATACTAATAAATATCAAAGCTTTTTAAAGAGAGTATCTATTTGAAAAATAGCTCCACCATAAAGATGCGGAAATTTATGGTATTCTAAAATGTCTACTATACAAAACCCGTACTCTATCATTTTATTTACAACTTCTCCTATTAAAGGTGCACCTATATTGTAACCTAACAAGGATAGTTCTAGAAGCGCGTAGGATGTGTTTTGCATGGTTTTCTCACCCCCCTTTAATATATCTAACTCAGCACCTTGTACGTCAATTTTAATTAAATCTATGCGCTCTCCATTAAAGTAATTACGGTTATCAAGAGTGTCAGTTTCTACCTGTACAGTTTCATATTTTCCTTCAGAATACCACTCAGTATTTTCTTTATAAAGAGAGGCGCCTGTTGCTACTGGATTAATTTTCTCTATATAGAAGTCTGCAAAACCTTTCTTATCTGAAAGTGCTATAATGTCGTAAGGCTTACCTAATAGTCTAAGAGGAGGTTCACAGTTCTTATTAGCCTCGACCATTACAATCCTACATTCTGGATTTCTGTAGTATAACTGTTTTGTAAAGTTTCCAGTGTGGGCTCCGATGTCGATGGCTGTTCTTGGTGTAACGTGTTTAAAAAGTTTGTCCATTCTTTTATTCTTTCATCCCAACTCCATTTAGGAGCGTAGACTTGTTTTTGAAATTCTAATTCGCTATCTAATTTGCCTGTCTTAATCTTTTCTATTTCTTCTTTTAATATACTTGCAAATGCTTCTGCATGTTTATCTTTGTTCATTAAATATGGATACATTCTAGCCCAACCTTCTGTAGTTTCAGGTAAAGCCCCTAGGTTTGAAGTAACGACTCTTAGTCCTGAACATAGTGCTTCTATTACAGCGATACAAGAAGTCTCTTCAAATGTATTAGGGTATGCCATTATATCAAATGTGTGAAGTTCACTTCTAAGACTTTCATTTGTACTAAATCCTCTATATACTATTCCTTGGGTATTTCTACATTCATCAAATAGTTCTTCATAATTGCCAGCTTCTGAGATAGCAAAGTCTTTACCGTATATTTTAGTACTAGAAAAAACATGTAATTCACAATCTTGAGGATCTAATAACTGCCAAGCTTTTATTAATACATCTAATCCACGCCATGGGGTTGAAGTATAACATAGCCTTACTTTTTCTCTAGGTCCAGACTCTCTTTTAGAAGCTTCAATAGATGCATTTTTTATTACAGTTGTTTTATATCCTGGGATATTAAATGTCTTTCTATACATTTCAGCTTGCCAGTGAGATACAAACACAAACTGATCTATCTTTTCTACATTTTCTGGTTCAGATAAAAAGCTTACTGCATTTTGATCGTAACTTAACTGATTCCAAAATATAGTTGGTTTAGAAAAGTCAGCATAAGGAATATAATTAAAGATAGAATATTTGTCTTTAATTTCTTGAGGTAATCGGGCCATTAATTCTTCGTACATTATCTCTGTACCGCCCATTGGTTTATCAAGCATATCCATGTTTTTTTATAAATTGATTAAAGTCGCCTTTGTATTTTTTAATGCCTATATGATTAATAGTAATAGTAGGATCTAACCAAACTTTATAGCCTAAGCTCTTCCATTTATTAGCTATAATATAATCTTCTGATATTAAATCGCCGTTCTCTACTTTGATGTCACATATCATTCTATGCTCTTCACCTTCAGACGTATAAGGTTCAGATATGTCCCACAAACTCTCTATAGCAAATCTAGTCAGTCTCATAAAGCCGGTTCCTACACCATCTACTTGAATGACTTTGTTATCTTCACTCCACTTTAAGTTCTTGTCTACTAATTTTACAGTGTAGCCCTCTTTCTCACTCTTTTTTATTAGTCCAGCTCCTACTATAGGCTCTGGCCTGTTTAATAGTCTAAAGAACCATTCTGGTTCCCATTCACAATCTGAATCAATAAAGAATAGATCATCATAGCCTCCTTGCAAAGCTAGTCTAAAAAGGCTGTTTCTGGCCCTCTGGATCAATGAATCGTATGAGGTGTATATGGCATGAACAAAGATGTCTTGCTTTTCTGCTATCTTGACTGTTCCCACTAGGGAATTAGCAAACCAAACATCTATTCTTCCATCATAAGATGGAGTGCCTATTAAAACTTTTCTCATAACTTTTATATAAATATCTGAATTTACTAGCCAACTTTATTTTCTAACAAGAAGCACCAGAATCATTTCCTATTCCTCCGTCACCAGGATCAATCTCATAGATAATACCTCCTGTAGATTCGACTACATAATTAAATCCGGTTACAGGAGTGGTTAAGTTAGCTAAATATAATACCTTTGCCATG